TTTTTTTTTCAACCGATAACGACGACATCTTTCGGCGTTAGTCATTGAATCAGGGTGGGGAGGTTTTCCTGCCGGATTGCCAGTAAAATGATGATTGCAATCCTTACAGCGATAACGCTGTTTTCCTGACACAGAGAACCCTTTTTTAGAGATTCTCTGTGATTGACATTTGGGACAATTAAAGAACTCCATAATCTCCTAGTGTAAACATAGCCTCTATGTCTCCTTTTTTTGCTTTTGCTTTTGCTTCTGCTATTGCTTGACGATCTTTCTCATTCTGTTTTCTTGTTTTGTCGTCCATTTTACGATAAGCTTTTTCAGCTTCTTTGAAACCTTTAAAAACCGAAACGCTACCCCATACTTCGGTCTGATAGCAATCTTGGAATAAACCAGATTGTAAATCTTTTTTAATTTTAAAGATAATTCTCTCGAAAATGGTGTCAGTAACAGCACCCTCAAAACCGACTACATAAAAGGATTTTCCGTTAACAGATAAATGTGCTATACAAGCGGCGCGCCCAGTATTGACACAGCCTAACGATTCCGCTCCTACTACATAACTTAGGTGGCGAGATAACTTGTGTTGTAAAGACTGCTCTTTACTGGTCGTCGCTTGTTTTTTGACAGTCTTAACTCGATTGACTGTGACATTGTATGTCTGTAGTTTTTCCATATATTTTTCTGACCAAGCCTTAGCCGCTTCATAGCTACGGCGGTAAGACACTTTATCATCAGGAAAATAGCAAAACCATTTATCTTTATTGACACCAATACCTTTTTTAATTTCAACTTTTTCTGCTACTGCAACGTAGTGACCAGGTGCTTGTCTGTTAAATTTCATCGTAACCTCTTTTGTGTTTGTTGGCATATAACCAATATAACAGGTATATGTTTGTATGTCAAGTAGTTTGTCAAACTTTTTTATTATCTTTTTGTAGTTCGTAGATTTACCTATGGTTACACTGATCGCAGAACTGCCAAAAATCTCGGAAAATTAAGCCAATAAAGTAATCACACACTTTTTGACGGATGATAACTGATAACTGATAACTGACAACTGATAACTGATAACTGATAACTGACAACTGATAACTGACAACTGATTACAGCATCGGATATTTGTCTAGTACTGTTTGTACTTTCTGATCTAAAGATTGAGTTATTTGCTCAATCTCTTCGCGGAAAGTTTGAGCCTTTTTAATTTTAGGAATTTGTGTTGTTTCGATTAGTTGTTTATCGTTAGACATGACTTAGTACCTCGTGTGTTTTGGTTACTTCCTATTGTGGATCATTCTCCCAGAAATGTCAACTATCTGGGAGAATCTTTTTTGAACAAGTGTACTACTGATAACTGATAACTAGAAGCTAACTAATCTCTAAGTCGTTAGCGTCAGCAAAGTCATAGATGTCCATGTACCAGTCTGACCATTCATCAGGGTCAGACAAATTGACTTTATCGACTGCCCACCGTCTCGAAAAATATAGTCCTGCTTTCCACTTGTCAGGATATGGATGCTTTGCTTTTTCGGTATCGTTGGGAGTAAGAATAAACTGGAGAATGTCTTTTCCCCATTTACCTTTTTTGATATTGTAAAAACAGGATAAGGCATCAATTAAGTCATCACACTCTTGTTGGTAGCCAGCAAAGTTTTCTGGTAATTTAAATTTAGGTTTTTTAGCCTTGTTATCCGTCAGCTTAGGTTCTGGTTTGGTTTCTGGTTGATTGGTTTTTAGTTGCTTATTTTCCTGTTCCAGTTGATGAATACGCGTATGTAATTGAGTAACAGATTCGTTTAGAACTGTTATTTGATCTGTTTCTTTTTGCAGTAGAGAAACTGTGCATTCAAGATCGTGTATTCGCTGCTTTAAGGCTTCCTTTTCAATCCATGCTTTATTGAACTCTTGGTATTCTAAGTCAGGTTCACTTAACAAACAATCAACTTCGTCAGGTTCACCCCACAACAAATCAACGAGCGCAACCTGTCTTTTTTCAGAGAAAGATAACTCATTATCGGTCTTTAGTTGGTTGTCACTTCTTTGATCCTCTTGTGGGGTGTACTTGCAATGATCTAAATAGTCCCATAGTCCATAGGGAAAAAGAAACTCTCGATCTTCTTGACTAAAATTTTCTAGTGCGTCAAAAAGCTTTTGAGTGTCATAGTCCGCAACAGATAAACCCTGTCTTTTGACTGTAACATAATCACCGTTATCGGTGACGCTTAGTATTCCGTGGTTTCCCTCAAAGTATCTTTGGTTAATTTGATTAAGATTGTCTCCAATACGCTTAATAACTGTATCTCTTTCGTAGAATTCGATAGAAGTCATAGCTTGTTACCTCGTGTGTTTGTTTGCCTAGTCTTATCTTACAAAATTCTCCCAATAAAGTCAAGTATGTGGGAGAATTATTTCTGAACGTTTGTACTACTTGTTAATCCCAAATAGTTGATGATGATAACTGATAACTGATAACTGATAATTGGTGATTAATACTCACTAGGGAGAATTAAAACACCTTGCCCGGTTCCCATATCACACAAATAAAGAGTGATTCCTGGAATGGGAAAATCGGTCAAAGGTATCTTTTGAGTGATTACGGGTTCATCTGTATCTCGCTCGCAGATAAGAGATGCTGACTGATCAGGATTAACTTTTAACTTCCAAAATTGAATCTGACTTAAATCTTGATTGCTTTTAATAATGGGTTCACTTTGCCACGAAGCAATCGCATCAAGTAACCAATAGGCTCCGTTTTTCGCTAAATACTTGACTCCGTCAGTATATAAAAAAGGGTAGTTTTTATTACTGTAGTAATTTTCTGTGCTACTGAATTGATCAAGATTTTCTAGGTTCATTTTGTTACTCCTAATTGCTTACTGTTTACCGATAACTGATAACTGATAACTGATGTGTGTTTTGGTTACTTTTTATTGTGGATCATTCTCCCAGAAATGTCAACTATCTGGGAGAATTATTTCTGAGCATTTGTACTACGTCTTTGTTTGTAGCGTTGGTGTTGAGATTGTTTCCGCTTAGGATCAAGTTCTCGATGTTCCAAGCAGTACCCAGATTTGTTTCGGGTATTAAGTGCTGTAAATTTACCCAAAACTAAGCAGGCAGCACAATATTTAGTTTCAGAGATAACTGCTTCTGTAGAAAAGTTGATTCCTTTTTTTGCGATTATCTGAGGAGGCTTATCACAGACTAAAGCTACTCTTGTCAAACCTATGCCCGATAAAGAGTAATCTTGTAGCTTAACAAGACTTAAGTTAGTGTCAGTATTGTCGATTTTCTGAATAGAAGATTTTAAAACCTCAAAATCTTCTAATTTAAGAGACAAGATTAAGATCATAGTGGTTTTTGTTAGTGTTAATATGAAACGGGAAATTATCCCCGTTTTGACTTAGTTGCTTATTACCAAATGCTATAAAAGTGATAACCGCCTTTTATAGCCTCTACGCCACTGAAATGGGCGTTATTGTGTTTGTAAGCGGCGTATATCTCTTTTTCCGTCGGCAACTCTAGGGACAAATCAACTAAAGCCGTCACGCTGTAGAGTGTGTCATGACATCCGCGAGCTAAACCCCCCGCAGGAACCTTAACTAGCTCTGAGACATAGATAGTGGTGTAATTTAGAACGTCAGTCATATTATGACCGTGTTTTGCCTGAATAGCTTTTGCTATAAAACTAGCAATTGTGTGACTTCTCCAGTACCATCCGTGGGGACCGATGTAACCATCTTCGTAAATACGAAGTTTGCTGGCTTTAAACTTTTTAAATCCAGTTTTTGTGTTCATGATTGTTACTTTTCCGTGTTTTGGTTACTTTCTATTGTGGATCGTTCTCCCAATAAAGTCAATAGATTGGGAGAATCTTTTTTGAGCAGATGTACTAATAAAAAACACTTAGCTTAGTTAAGTGTTTTTTATTGCTGACTAAGCGATAAGTGTACTCATGAAGCTTTAGCCTTGTCATCAAAAGCATCTATGATGTTTTGTCCTATTTTTGCTTTTTCAATTGCGCTAGACTTATTCCATTCTAAGTAAGAACCTGGAATGTCAATGTTAGCGGCAACTAACTTTTTGACAGCTAACCTAGCCGCTTCTTTTTCGCTTAGATTTTCATACTTAAATGGGTTTCTAGTTTTAAATCCTACACTAGACATTATTTCTAATCCTGTTGGGATGTGATGAATGCTGTAAGCGTCATTTTCTCCCGCAGAAATTAGATAATCGCCCAAAGCTTCTCCTTTTACTTTTCTAGTTTCACCTTCTCTGTTTAGAATAGATATGGTCTGTTTGGTAAATTTTGTGTTATCGATTACTTCTTGAAACTTATTTACGCATGGCATCTCACAAAAGAGATTTAATTCTAATTGTTTGGTTCTGAGTTCAATTGCTTGAGTTTCGGTTATATTGATTTGAGTATCCTTAGATTCATTAATTGCCTTTTCTGGTTTCCGATGAAACTCGTCTTTAAATGCTTGTTTTTTCTCGATCCATAGACAGTATTTTTCTGTTAACCCCCTTTTATCCATTTCTTGTTGGTATTGATCAACCCAGTAAACTACCTGTAGAAGGAGATGACGATCCCCCCATTGAATATCTTTTTGTGTTTTAAAGTCTCTTTGCATTGACTGGACAGCTAAAGAATACTTCCATCCGTCAATAATTTCTTTATCTGTCAGTTCAGGAGATGGTACGTTGCAGCAGTGTTTTTTAAGGGTAGAAACACTAACAGGGATTTTAATAGTTATATCTTTTACCTTTATTTCTTTTTTGGGCTTTAACTGCTCAATAGCTGATTCTACTTTTAGAATTTCTATAACAATCTTAGCCTTGGCACGATTGCCTTTTGTAATTTTAAGTTGAGATTTCAATCGAGCTAATTTAGTTTGTAAAGTGTTCATTGTTTTAATCCTTGTGTGTTTTGTTTACTTCTCTATAGTAGATCGTTCTCCCAATAAAGTCAAGTGGGTGGGAGAATTATTTCTGAGCAGATGTACTAAGTATATTTACCTGTTACCATTGTAGATAGATTGTAGATAGGGTGATCGACAACCGAAACCGTTACCCTGTAAAGGTTCTAGACTTTGTAGATAATGTCGATGTCTTATAAAGGAAAAAGATAAAAGAATAAACCAGACTGGACAATAAAAAACTGTAGAGTAAAAAAGCAAACAAGGTCAACAGCAAGGCTGTTGGATTGTGATTCGATTGTAGATAAGGTTATCTACAATCGAAAGCCTTGCAGGGTATAGGTTTCAAAGTTTGTTTATCTTGTTGGCACTTTATACAGGGGAGAGAAAAAATAGGGAGAGATAAACGAACTGGACAATAAGAAAAGGATAAAAAATCCTGACACGGGAATAAGGCTAACAACATCAACAAAGTCTAGAACCTATATATATCAATGCTTTTTATTGTTGATCACCTTATCTACAATCTATTTACAAACCAACAAACTATAAACCCCCTATGAGTCCATAGGGGGTTTATATGGGTTTAGGTATTTTTACCGTTTTTTATCGTTTCTCATGAGCATTCGACCGCCTCGCCATCCCCGTGCTTTTTCTCGTTCGGTTTCGAGTAGGTTGAATTTAGCTATATCGCGCTCTTTTTCAGCGTGTAATTCTTCGATCACTAGCCGCTTATAGTCAAGCATCGAGTTTTTACTGCTAAAGTCAGCGATCATAGTCTTTTGAGTTTTGATCAACTCCTCTAGTATTTGCTTCTCTTCGCTTAGTTTGACGATTTGGCTCTCAAGTTGCCTTACCTCTTTAATTGCCTCGCTCTTGACGCGAAAACCAGCTAATGTGTGAAGGAATAATCGGACTCCTAGCTTAAGCACTTGAGAGGCTAACTCAGGATTATCCTTTGGCAACCACTTACAGATTAGGTCTTCTGGGATTAGATAAACCCCTTGCAGCCCGCCCTCTGTTTGAATTTGAGCCTGTTTTAGCAATCCTAATCCTAACCCCATTGTGTTACCCCCTTGTAACCCGCTCCCTGTTTGAATTTGAGGGTGATTTGGAGATTCAGAAGTTACCCCCTTGCTATCTTCTTTAGATAGCCGGGTTAACCGCATAGTGATAGCGTTGGAGCTTTTCCCAGACATACGAGCATATCCTTTGATTGAGGCAAAGCTTTCACCGGTCTGAGTGTCGATAATTAGCTCGATGCCGTCGTGATCAAAACGTTGTAAAATTAGATCAGCCATGTTAGCCTCTACAGTAGGTTGACTTGGTTAGTCCCTCGCGTCAACGAGGGCATATTAATGTTGTACTACATTAAATAATCAATTATTCCCTAATATAGAATTTTCTATATTAGGGAATCTGGACACAAAAAAACGAGAATCGGAAAACCTATTAACAGTAGCAACAAACTAATAAAACGTATATATATCAATACTTTTCACTGTTAATACACTGCTAACAATCTGTTAACAATATTAACTAAAAACCCGTCAATTAATTGACGGGTTTTGATTAATTAAATTTTTTGTACTCTTGTAGTATTAGGTCGGTTGCCTCCTCAATTTGGTTTCCTTTTGATAGCAGTTCAAGGACTTTAGCCAGAACTTGTCTGACTTGTTCTTTACCTATTCCTAATTCTGCTGTAGTTGATGCCACTCTAAAGCGATAGTTCCGATGCCGGGAAGTAACAGGCACTGGGTCAAGATTATTGTTTTTTGCCCACACTAGATAGATGTAGGCTTGTCTAGGTGTTATCACTTTTGCCCAAATCCAGTGACAGTAAATCGCTAGAGTAACTAAGAATATATTTAAAGTAATAAGCACTAGACCAAGTGCGTGCGTCAGCCGACTACTATTTCAAATCGGTTACTGGAATTACACCAGCAAGCTTAGAACGACTCATTAACCAGTCTCACCAGCCGACTACTATTTCAAATCGGTTACTGATCCGCCCAGTAGCTTATGGAGGCTCTAATTAATGGATGCACTTGGTTTAGTGCTTATATTTTAAATATATCATGATAATTTTCAGATAGTTGGCAAAGTGTGACAGTTTATCAAGTGTCACTGTGTGTATTTTTGTACTGATTGTTCTGTAAACCACTGTAAATAAATCTGATGCGCTATCTGTGCAGTCATTACAGGAGGAACTGACATACCAATTAAATACTTTGGATCGATATTTTTAAAGTTGTAATCGAGTGGATAGCTACCAATTAGGCAAGTTGCTTTATTTGATATATAATTATTTAAGTTACTGTGTATTAGTTTATTTTTGTTTGCTATTACTGTTAAAGGCGTTTGATTTTCTAAGCAAACAAAAGTAAATCCAATACCGCCGATTTTGCCATTTAAACTTTTTTTATGTGTTTGTAACGCACCTGTTGATGTTATAGGGTTTTTTAAAAGTTTTTTTATATAATTACATTTAATTGCTTCTCCAATTTCATTTGTTCCAAATTCACCAAACAAAATTGGCTCTTCATTAAAACTTAACTCTAGATTTTTAAAGTTTAAATCATTCCTTTGACAAATAAAGAACACTCGCTCACGTTTTTGAGGCACTCCCATGCTTGCGGCGTTCAAGAGGAATAACTGTACTTTATATCCTGCTTTTTCAAATTCATCTTTTATTCGCTTTACATACGCTTTGGCATTACCTTGAATAATTCCTTTAACATTTTCAGCGATAACGACCTTTGGCTGTAGTTTTTTTGCTAATCGTATGTAATCAAAGAAAAGGTCATCAAGTCGCTGTTTAGCCTGACCTTCCCTAAATACTTTTTCTTTCCCCCAGTCTTTTTCTCTATTTCCTGCCATGCTAAATGAAGAGCAGGGAGGTGAGCCGTCTAAAATATCTAGGTTGTAAAGTTCATCGGGAAGAGTTGCACGATCAGCAAAATCTCTTATATCTTCAATAAATAAATATTTAGGATTGTGGTTAGCTTTATATATATTAGCTACTTGCGGGTCTATTTCAACACCTCCTAAATGGTCAAAACCTGCTAACTTGTAACCCATAGTCGAGCCACCGCCACAGATAAAAGTACCAGATACTTTTAACCCATGTTTTTCAATTCCGGGTGCTGGGTATCCATCTGACAAATTCCACTTATATGCAAATTTATGTTTAGTCATTACCTAAAAGCTTCCATACTGCTTGTTCGGGTGTCAATGCTATTTTACTTAATTGTTCTTTTACTTGCCAGTATTCATTTTCTGTATAACTTAATTTAATTATCATTTGCCCATCCATACCCTCGATGTCAATTTCTTTGTTTTTTCCCGAAAAATTATCTGTTATATTCGATTCAAAATTATCAGAATTATCTAAATTATCTGAAGTATTTAAAGCTTCTAGGATTGAATTTAAATCGCCGATTACTCCTAAATTCTCCCCCCTTTCATCAAGGTATTCAGCTTGGCTAATTAGTAAGTCAGTATCAAAAAGCTTTAATTCCGTAGCAAGGTCAAGCCCCGCCCCGTGAATCGTAGAATGGTTGTGAATAATCGAGTATTTTATAGCTTGAGCCTCATTTTTAGCGTGAACTCCTACTAAAATAGGAACCATCCACTCCCTATCATTGTCAATATCTATACCTCTAGGTCGATCTATTTTGCGCTTTTTAATTGCTAATAGTGCGGCACACCGATCATGACCCTCAGTAATCCCCCCTTTTCCGCCGTTTAAGCTCGGATCGTAGCCAATTGGGTCTTTAAACCCCAACTCCAATATTGAAGCTATTGTGTTTTCAGTGGCGTGTTTTTTGGAATTACCCTTTAGTTGTTTTAGGTCGCAAAGCCGTCGATACTCAATTTCTAATTTATCTGTCATGATTGATGTAAGATTAAGTAACTCTACTACTATAATAACCAATGGTTGTCACTAATCGAGGCAGAAAGCGTACATACTCTATTCATGAAGAGGTAATCGAGTTTACCAAATATCCTATCTGGGAACGGCAAGAACTAGAAACCCCTGACTGGTTTGAAAGATTTCAGATTTTTTACCTTCCTATTCCTTCAGGCTATCGCACTTTAAATCGAGCCTACGGTAACTGCGGGGAAGCTTCTGGGGAACAGATAGAGAAGACTAAATTTAAACGAGCTAAAACTGTCCCCGATGACTGGCAGTTAGCGCATAAAAACTATCGATGGGAAGAGCGGGCGAAAGCCTATTGGCTTTTAAAGATTCAAGAGCAGCAAGCTTACACTGATAGCATTTTACGAGAAATCCGAGAGAAGACTCTAAAGATTACTCTAAAAAACCTCGAAAAGATTGAACAGATGACTAATTATCCGATTTCTCGCCGTCGGATAGATTCTGTAGATGAATCGGGCCGGCCGATTGCCATAACAATTGAACCTAACGGAAATTGGAATCATAGAGACGCAGTGACTATGGCTAAAACGTTGACTGATACCTTTGAAAAAGTTTTAGGTTTTGACACCATCGAGTACGCAATTAATATTGTTCAAAAGCACGGATTAGCTGTTATTGACCCTGACGGAAAACTTATAGGACATTCTGGCATAGAGAAACTCGACGACGGACTGACCTCGATTATTCGTGATAGTGCAGAATTTGATGATGATGTAATGGTTCCCACTAAAATAAGCGATGACGATGAGAGCGAGTAAATTATCATTAAAAAATCTTTCAAAGATAAAAACAGCGACCGAAAAATATCGACTTGTTAACACCAAAGAAGAAATTGTTTTTCCTCAATTACAAGAGGGAAAACAAGCTTTATTTGGGGAAATTGACGCTGATGTAATTTTCTATGGCGGAGGCGCAGGAAGTGGAAAAGCAGGGCGTGCATCCAAGACAGGAAAAGCGATTGGAGATAAAATGCTTTCTATGGCGGATGCGCTTTTAGGGAAAAGACTATTATCATATAATAGTAGTTTTAATGAATCACAAGTGAAAGATTCAAAGGTCTTGGGATGGAGCGGTCAATGGATCGACTTCTCTGATCTTAAAGTCGGGGATAAGATTATGAATCCTGATGGTCAGTATCAAGAAATCATCCAAATTCACGAACAGGGATT